CACCACCTGGTTGGAGACGTTGTCGGGGGCCAGAGGTGTACCATTCGTACGCATTGTCGAACGCACTCTCGCTCATCGCGTCCTGTTCCGAGTGCGGGTCATCAATAATAAACAAATCCGCACCACGACCCGTGACCGCAGCTCCAACACCAGCCGCGAAGTACTCACCACCCTTGTCCGTCTGCCATTTTCCTGCACCTTTGTTGTCTTCTTTCAGATTGGTATCAGGAAAGATGTCTTTATATTGTGGATCGTCTATAAGATCCCGAACCTTCCGTCCAAATCGTACCGCCAACTCCGTGTTGTGCGTTGCCTGAATAATCTTGAGCTTCGGATTTCGACCCAAGAACCATGCTGGCATCAAATATGACGCAAATTCTGACTTCGAATGACGAGGAGGCATATTAATTATAAGCCTCTTGAGTTCCCCTCGCGCCACACGTTCCAATTTTTCCGCAATAATCCTGTGATGCCGACCCTCAATGAAGTTTTCATAGACGTGATGAGCAAACGGCATGAACTTTTCCACCGCCTCTTCACGTAAATCTAACTTCTTCTTGGCCTCAGTAAGTGCCAAGATCTCCTTCAGTGCTTCCTCTGGGAGAGCTTGGAGGTTCATGGTCCGTTAGACCACCTTGTTAATCGCAGGAGCCAAGGTCCCAAGACCCTGTTGCGGCATCTGCGCCTGTTGCATCGCCAATGGGTTTGTCGCTGCCACCCTAGTTGGTTGCAGTTGAGGCAAAGTCATTGAACCTATCTGCGTATACGGAGATAATCCAGATGGCGAAACAGTTCCGGGAAGCGTGGTCACAGGAGAAACAGGTGTGGTCGGCGCATCAGGAAACGGTGTCTGGAACGGATCAATAACGCACTGACCCTTCTCCGCATCGAATTTATACCCTGCTGGGCATGGATCTTCCGGTCCTTTTACATCCTCAACCGCAACAACCTCCGTTGGACCGTCGTCACTTTCGTTGATCTTTTCCTGCTGCGCTTTCATCGCTTCTTGTGATCTCTGCGCTACGTCAGCCATATATTCGTCAACCTGCTCCTGAGTCATAGACTTGCCAGGACCAAACATCTGCTCTCTTGGCTCGTACTCGTTACCTAACGCCGATCCCAAAATACCACCGCTGGCTATAACTCCCGCTACACCCGTCGGAGCTTTACCAGACCCAAGCGGCGTTGCACCTACAGCGTTGGACGCCGCACCAATGCCATACTTGAAGATCCCCTTCTCCGCAGCAGCTTCGGCTTCTTCCTTCGTCACGTATCCGTCGTTGTTGACATCAGCTTCCACGCCACCAGCAGATCCAAATACTTCGCCCGAAATCCCCGGCCCACCGCCGTCGTACATATCTATATCTGGTGGAATCCAGACACCCTGCTGGTTGTAATATCCATACCCCAAAGCATTCGGCTTCTTGTCCCCACCGTCTTTCGGTGCAGCTTTAGCAGCCTTTCCAGCCTCTGTGGTCGTCGCCGTTCCCGCCGTCGTCGCACTTTCCGTCAACTGACCTGGTTTATATGTCGTCGTGTCCGCTGTGTTTACCGTTGTCGTAACTGGCTCAACACCACCCGTTTCAACAGGAATCAACTCCGTGCTTTCTTTCGTGCCCGTCGCAACACTAATACTTCCGTCGTCGTTTCGAGTTACATCGCCACTGCCACTTGCACCAATACCCGCAGCATAAGTAGACTCACCCGTATCCGTCGGAACTACCAATTCCTGACCCACGCTGATAGTGTTTACATTCGTAATCTCTGGATTTGCCGCCGCAATCGATGCAACAGACGTGTTGTTATCCGCCGCAATCTTCGAAAGACTATCGCCCGACTTAACCTTTACGTTCTTTTTCTTGTCATCAGATGTTGTCGTCACAGGTTTAGGTTTAGGTTTGGGCTTCACACTTGACGTACTGTCGTCTTTAGGAGGCTCATAAAACTGATCCGCTATGTTTGGGTTGTTGGCTTTTTTAGACGCCACCGCCATCTTTTTCTCATAGTCTTTGTCAGCGAACTCAACCTTTTGAAGACCCGACTTACCTTCTATCTTAACAGCCTGACCATGATACCCAGCCTTCGATGCCTCCGTCAGATTCTTAAAGGTAGGAGTCTCCGTTTTCGAAGAAGAACTAGAGGAACTAGAACCGCTGTCCGAGGAACTCGAACCACCGCCGCCTCCACCGCCGCCGCTCGGCTCACCCATGAAAACTCTACGATCAAATAACGGATTAAACAACGAGTACCGCATTAGCTAACTCCTAAACTATAGTTCGAACCAACAAGATTATATCCTCTCTTGCCCAATATACGATTAAACTTATCTACGTTTATACCAGAATCTTGACTCAGGTAAACCATCTTTGCATCCTCAAGCCTCGCCCACTCCTCAAACAAACCCAATAACACCAAACCAACACCCACCTTCCGGTACTCTTCTCGAACATACCATAACACATCTCGCGCAAATTTGTCAGAACTAAAATAAAAATCACTCGTGTGACCCGCAAATACACCAACAGGACGATCCTCATCCAACGCAATCATCAATACATGACCATCCTCAACAGCAAATTTTCTCGCTACCTCCAACAACTTCCCCTCGTCAAACTCAACCAAGCCACGAAAAGAACTCTCCTCAAACGCCAACCGACCCATCTCACAAAACGCAGTCTCAACAACCTCGCTCAACTCACCACGCAATATCTGATAACCAACCAATAAACTATACCCCCAGTTCGTAGTCCTTGGACCACGGTACAATAAACCCAAATGAAAATATACCCGCAATTTTTTCCGGGGGTCTGGAGTCCCGGACATGGGCTAATGAAATTATCCCCGAATGAATTTATAAAACCATGTATATAACATGCATATACAGAAACAGTCCCCCCAAATAGGGGGGATAGGGGGTCGCGACCCTCGGACCTGCGAAACGATAGGCCAAAGTAACCCTTAAAAAAAGATTAATTATTTGTAGATTATTTGTTGTTTTGTTGTTGACATACTATCCAAAATATGAACATGATTAACTTAGTTAATCAATACGAAAGGAAAGTAAAATGTTAACTAAAGCGATAGTAACCGACATAGAAATTTTAGTAGATGTTGAGGGTCAAGATTATAAAGCGACCTTAGAGCAAATCAAAGCAATCAAAAACAACCTTAGATTACTTGAGCAAGCTACTAAAGAAATGGCGGTAGAAGACGGGCTTGCATACTTCAAGCAAGTAACCATCAAAGAACATATTAGAAAAGAACACGAGCAAACAAGGTTCTATTGGAATTAATAAATTCACTTGTAGCCCGACCACAATCGGGCTACACTAACCTAGTCAATATTTGAAAGGAAAGACTAATGGAAAAATGTAAAGTAATCGACCTTCCGAGGGAAGACGAAGTATCAGGTAACGGAGTATGGAACAGTTATTGCGGCGCGGGTGTCGCGGTTCTTTACTTCGACGGGCAAGACTACACGAGCCTTGAGTATGTTCCGCTGCGGGAAGACACTTCGATACTTGTGACCTCCCCTATTCAGAAAATGGTTAGACAGGCGCATAAAAAGAAATCCCTGGGACACAAGGTTTTACTTGGAATGTGCAGCTGTTACGAATTCTGTTTACCTACCGAGCTAGAGTTTGACAAAGAACCGACCGCTCGAGGCATAGAGTATCAGATCGATATGATATGCGGTCACAATGGTTTTGGATTGTTTCAATAAATAACTTGTAGCCCGACCACAATCGGGCTACTATCATGATATCAATTATTTGAAAGGAAAATGAAATGTTAGATATCGATCTCAATAACTTCACTGGCACCGAGGCATACCACCGCTGGACGCCGCTAAGTAAATCCGTGCTTACCGACGGGACAAAGTACGTCGCGGACAAACTCCAAGCTTACTGGCTGTTCGACGCTTTAGCCTCGCATATTGACTTTGGGGAATTACCCGACCTTGATATGTATTTTAGTACGCTAACGACGTTCAATAAGACAGGAACACTCTCAATTGAAGACGGTAATGGCGGCGTACTCGCGACACAAGGCTTTGAGTACACCGATTTCCCGTTAACAGAGATCAAGATCTGGTCCCAGACTAATGGGTCGTTCTTTGTTCACATGTTACCGTCGGAGTATTAAACATCATGACTATTAACGTTCAAGATATAAAGATAGGGGACCTGATCACATTCAGGTCCCCGACCCGCAGCGGGACTACCAAAGCCAGGCGCAAAGTTACGGCGTTCTGGACGGATCACTCTCGCGGTTCAAAAGGCGTCCATGTTACTAAGTTTCATGGCTGGAATGATTTCGTTGTGTTTGAGCACGAGATACTCGAGCACGAGAAAGCGGAGGAAGTATAATGAAACATATACTCGACATACTCGCGTCGTTCGGCTTGGTTGTTTTGCCCGTAGGCGCAACGATCATAGTCTGGATATTGATAGCCAAAGAAATAATAAGGGTGATGTAATGAAAATAAAACTTAGGACATACAAAACAGGGGAATACCAGAACGGAGTAGCTGTAGTTGATGGTCATTGGGAATATGACAATGAGTTTAAACAAGCATTGAAGTATGGTAGGAAGCTGGTCCGCAAATTGGATCTTAATCAGTGGGAACATAGACGGGCTGGATGGGGATGGGCCAGGATGTCCCTCCCATGGGAAAAGAAAGAGGATGATTTCATCCTCTCATTCATGGCTAAGTTTGAAGGCACGGGCAAGCGCAGCGACATCATTCATTGTCTAGCCTGGGTCATTGACCGGACAACCACATCAATAGCAACCAGGCTTAACACTTTGAAGAAAGATAAGTGTCCCTGCTGCGGGAAATAAACCTATCCCAAGCTCGAGGGTTATCGAGCACTTTCCTTTCCCCCTGGGGCCTGGCCCTGGGGGTTTTTATTTTTTCTAAAGGCCGCAAGACAGGCCGCAAGGCGCAAGATTTAACCAAGCTGCAAGACAGGCCGCAAGACTTTTTTACTTGTGGTTTGGTTGTGGCATGGTATACTTATCTTGTTAACTATTACGAAAGGAAAACAGATTGAAACATGCTGTTATATACAAGGGACCTAGTCTATTGGATAACGAGCAAATTGTAGTAATTGCTACTTATTCAGATCGTAACACCAAAACTGGCAAGGTCGTTCAGACTTACATATTAAGAGAAAATATTAATCCGCTTGAGGCTTCAAAGACTGGCGCGGATTTTTCTATTTGTGGCAATTGCATAATGAGGGGGACACCGACCGACGACCCAAAGCGCAAGATTGCAAAAGGTCGTCGTTGTTATGTTAACCTAGGTCAAGGGGTCTTGATTGTTTGGAAGTCATACAAGCGCGGGGTTTATCAGACTGGCGACGCGGTCGAAATGGGGCGCGATAGATTCGTTAGAGTCGGGACATATGGCGACCCCGCAGCGGTTCCAAAATATGTTTGGGATAATTTGTTAAGCCAAGCTAAAACTTGGACAGCATACACGCACCAAAGCGCATGGTCGCCGGAAATCTGCATGCAATCCGCGGATACTTACGAGCAAGCCCAGGAACACTGGGCCGCGGGGCGTCGGACTTTCCGAGTGATCCAGGATTTAGCAGAATTAGACAAACAAAACGAAACACTCTGCCCAGCTTCCAAAGAGGCAGGTCGTCGGGTTCAATGTACAGCTTGCAAACTTTGTAGGGGATCGAGCAAAGCAAAATCAATCGCGATAGTGGAACACTAAACAATGGGGCCAGGATATCCTGGCCCTAAACTTTTTCATGGGACCAGGAATCCTGGCCCAACTTTCCGGGCAGACCCGCACATAAAATCAAGACGCAGGGCGCAAGGCGCAAGACATTCTAGATTCCAAAACAGGGCGCAGGGCGCAGAACAAGGGCGCAAGATTCTTGAACCGTTGACCACGCGCCTCGGATATCCCACCATTAATCAAATCAGCACCCTGATCACCCTCAAATAAAATTAGATCGCTGTCCTTGAGGCTCTTTACTAAGAAAAAATTTGACCCACCTCGTGCCCAATACGCCATATTCCATGCAACTTGATGAGGCGTGAGTTTTACAGCGTTTCCTTTGCTTACCTTTAACTCACACCAAAACGGCAACCCATCCCAAACCATATGGACATCAGGAACACCGCCCCCATGTTTGTTTTCAATCCTCGTTGCGAAGCACTTCTTCGGTAAGTTCTGCCTTATCAAGTTCCAGAAGTTCGCCTCTTGTCCTTTGCTCATTTGTTATATCCCTGTATTCACCTTCGATCTGAAATGCCTGTGGATATTGTTTCTGTAACGCCGCCAATCGTGCGGTGATTTCATCCCTAGATAATTGATCGATTGTGTTTATTGTTTCTCGTCTATCGATGGTCAAACCTCCCAAAGCTGACCTGATTTTTTCGGCATTGATAGCGGCTGAGAATTGCCCTGCCTCTTCAGCACCTAGCGAAAGATTATATAATCTCTCCAACTGACCAATAGTTGTAACACCATACCTTCGTTCGCGTTCGTCTCTCAGTTCTTGGATATACTCCACAACGTGCGGATAATCCCGACCGTTCAAAAGTATTGATGCTTGCTTTGGTGCTACGTCTTCAGAGTACCCTGCCTTCCGAGCACACTCAGCATTTGAATAGATGCCTTCCACAATATGAGTAGCAAAAGTCATCTGCCTGTTGGTCAATTGTCTCCCATGTTCTTCTTCAATTTTCTTTTTGATCGAAGCCATCGTTCCCCTCGTTAGTAACAATCATTTTAGATTTACAGTATTTACGCTTAATTTCTAGATTTCTGCAAGCTTGGACATTTTCAATACTTCAATATAAGGAAATTACTGTAAACAATCGGGTCATTTTGTAAACAAGTGTAAACAAACTGGGCTATATAAATAAGGCATCGTTTACGCTGTTTACAATATTTACAACAAAAACCACTTGAAAAAAAAAAAAATCAAAAAATCTAGAGAATGTGCGTAATAGTGTAAACAGAACCTTTTTGTTGACACCCCTGCCCCATCTGATAAACTACAACCATTCAACATTTGTAATACATATAGAAAGGAAAGATTATGAATTTGGAAATGAAAGCTATCAAGTTCTCAGAGTGGGGAAGTGAAGAGACATATTGCTATCAGGCAAATGTCTATCTGGATGGTAAGCCTCTTGCCATGGTGAGCAACGATGGTCGCGGAGGATGTGACCGTGAATACTCACACAATAAATTCAAGGGCGACTATCGTGCGACCATGAAAAAGATTGATGATTATTTTAAATCATTACCGAATACTGACGTTGGCAAATATAAAAATGTTCCAGAAGGTTTTGAACAAACCTTTGAGCGTTGGTGCCATGATCAGGTGTGCACTTATCTATACCGCAAGGATCTGAAGAAAGCTTTAAAGAAAGCGAAAGTTGTTCAGCGTAAAGATGATCAAGGTAAGATGTGCCTTTGGGATTTCAACATCAAAGCCAATTCAGATATCATCAAGGCCAAGTATCCTGAAGCGATAATCTTGAATGACTTGCCTGAAGACGAGGCACTCACAATCTTTCGGGAGATCTTAGGATGAAGACTTTCGAATGCACAATTGAACTGGGTTGCACAAACCCAGTTCGCGAAGCGGAAACCGTTGAGGAGTTCGTTGATAATCTAGTCGATGAGTACAACGGAATTTGCGGTGAACTTTTTACAATCACATCATCAATGATCCAGAACATAAAGGAGGTGGGCTAATGGGTAGGCCAATGGAAGATTTTATCAAAACCAAATTTGGATTGTACGATGAGGATACTCCAATATACGAGGGTTACTATCTCCCAAACAATCGTTGGAACGGATGGCTACAGCCATTGGTTGATGAGAAAAATTTTAAGAAAATCATCAAAGATATTTTTCCATCCGATTGGGATGATGATGACGACAGGTCATATTGGGAAGACTTTAAAAATCAGAAGCCAAATGAGAATGGGCTTTATGATGTTTCATGGGGCATCTGTTGGATGTCTGAAGACGATTAAGGAGAGGAGATTTATAATGCCTAATCATTGTTATCAGAGTGTCTACCTTGCAGGAGACCCAAAAGAAATTGACCGTCTGTACGAGGCGGTCAAGGAAGAAAAGTTTTTGAATGCCGTGATCCCAGAACCGAGTAACATGTTCCATGGTGCGTTGGGAGAGGAAGAGCGCAAGATGTGCGAGGCGCAAGGTCGTCCGAACTGGTACGATTGGCGCAATGAAAACTGGATGACGAAGTGGGACATTTGTCAGGCGGAGATTATTGAAGAACCGCAAGACGGTGATCATTATCCTGTGCCTACGAAGTATTTTGTGTTCCGATGTTGGACGGCATGGGCACCACCCATTCCAGTTTGGAAGAAGCTTCACGAGATGGGCATGGAAATTCAGGCTGACTATGAGGACGAAGGTTCGATGTTCGAAGGTCAGTTTTTCGAAGGTGAGGACAATTGTTGGCGACCAGTGGAGGAGGATCGATATGAGTAATGAACCGAGGTGCGATAACTGCGGTTCGACTAGCGTGTACCGAAGGGAGGAAACCTTTTGGGACACGCAGAAAAAATCTTGGTCGGACGGTGGTTATGAATTCATTTGTCTGGATTGTGGACAATACGATGTGCAGTTAGAGGAGGAGTTTCATGTCTAGAGATACGAAAACAATTCACATTATTAGTGACGAAGCGTGGACTTTAAGCGAAGGCGAAAAGAACGTGCTTCAGGTGGCGATGGATCACATGGTTGAGCACCTTGAGGATTTGGTTCACGATCATCCGACCGCAGAGCAATATAAGCGGAGACTTTCGGATGCTCGTGTTCTGCAAATGATGGTGCAACCATGGTGACGCACAAATCTATAGGCGGACAGAAGTGGGCTTACTATAATGAGATAGACCCATACGCCGCAGAGTGGCTCAGATCGTTAATTCGGTCTGGGCATATTGCAGATGGGATAGTGGACGAAAGGAGCATATCAGATGTCCGACCAGATGAACTTCAAGCATTTACTCAATGTCACTTCTTCGCAGGGATCGGCGTCTGGAGTTACGCACTCCGAGGCGCAGGGTGGGAAGACGACCGACCAGTCTGGACAGGATCATGTCCGTGCCAACCTTTCAGCGGCGCAGGTAACAGAAAGGGGATGGCTGACAAGCGGCACCTCTGGCCTCACTGGTTCCACCTCATCGAACAGTGCCGACCTTCAACGGTCTTTGGCGAACAGGTTGCAAGCAAAGACGGCCTCGGTTGGATCGACCTTGTACAAGCTGACATGGAAGGAGCGGACTACGCCATCGGGGCTTTTGATCTCTGCTCTGCGGGCTTCGGTGCGCCGCACATCAGGCAAAGACTTTGGTTCGTGGCCGACACCGACGACACGCGACGGCAAGGGTGGATATCAGGGCGGTCGGATACGGAACGGCAAGATCAGCACGGACACGTTGGACGTGACAGCGCAACTGACAGGGTGGACTACGCCATCGGCGACGGACGGAACGCGAGGGGGATCGGGGATCACGGACGGAATGTCGGGGAGCAGTCTGACCCAGTTGTCGAAGATGGCAGGGTGGGCAACGCCCAACACGATGGACAGTCTACCATTACGGAGCCGAGAGGCGATGATCAGGATGCATCAGACGACGCGAAAGAACAGATCGTTTCCGTGCAATCTGAGGGAGCAAGTGTCACCAGAGATGATCGAAGCTGTAATGGAGGCGAAGGGGGAAGTGATACCCAAGCCAGAGCCTATGAGACTAACGGTTTCTGGTCAGATGCTGACTGGCTCCTCTGCCGAGATGGAAAGTGGAGGCCAGTTAGACCCCAG